GATATCATACTATCATCAGGAGGTACAGGAAGTACCGGAAACTTTGGAGCAATTTCAGGTTCTGGATTAGATATTACTGGAAACGCAAATATTGCAGGAAATTTAACATTAGGTGGAGCAATCACAATCGGTGATGCATCAGTTGATACTGTAAATGTTGTAGCATCTTTAAGTTCATCACTTATTCCTCAAACAACAAACGCATTTGATTTAGGTTCTGCAACTAAAATTTGGAGAGATTTATATATCTCAACAGGTTCTATTAAATTTGTAGAAGGTACAAGTGTTGTAAAAACATTAACTGCAGCTACATTAACTGCATTGGAAGCCGCAACGGGTTCATCAAATACATCTATAACAAATTTAAATAGTACAACCGCAAGTTTAAACACTTCGGTAACAAACATAAACTTAACTACTGCAAGTTTGAACACTTCAGTAAGTAATTTAAATACATTTAGTGGTTCTGAAAATACCAAATCTACTACATTACAAACTTACACCGCAAGTATTGATACAAGATTAACCGAAATCGGTGTAGTTAGTGGAAGTTTAATCACTTCAGCATCGGCAGCTAAAACTACAAATGACTCACAAGGTGTATCAATAACAAATTTAAATACAACAACTGCAAGTTTAAATACTTCGGTTTCTAATTTAAACACAACAACTGCAAGTTTAATAATTGAAACTACCAATTTAGAATTATTTAGTGGTTCTGCTAATACAAGATTTACCGAAATTGGAGTTGTGAGTGGAAGTTTAATAACATCTGCGTCAGCAGCTAAAACTACAAATGATTCACAAGGTGTTTCAATAACAAATATAAACACAACTACTGCAAGTTTAAACACTTCAGTAACTAATTTAAATACATATACATCTTCATTAAAAACCGCATTATCATTAAGTGGTGCAGATTTAACAGTATTAGGTAACCTTACAGTACAAGGTGATACAACTACACTTAACACTTCAAATCTTTTAGTAGAAGATAAACTAATTGAATTAGCAATAGGTACAACAACTTCTGCGGGAGCAAACGGAGCAGGTATTTTTATTAGTGGTGCAAATGCAAGTATTCTTTGGGATGATACCAACTCTACTTTAGATATTAATAAATCAATTGATATTGTAGGAAATATTACATTAACAGGAAATGTTGATGGTGTAGATGTTTCGGTTTTAAATTCAAATATAAACACAACTACTGCAAGTTTAAATACTTCGGTAAGTAATTTAAATACATTTAGTGGTTCTGCTAATACAAGATTTACTGAAATCGGTGTGGTTAGTGGAAGCTTAATCACTTCAGCATCAGCTGCTAAAACTACAAACGATTCACAAGGTGTTTCAATAACAAATTTAAACTCTGCAACTGCAAGTTTATTGATTGAAACGGCTAATTTAGAAACATTTAGTGGTTCTGCATTAACAAGATTAACCGCATTAGAAAGTTCAGCATCTACTGCATTATCTACAAATGGTACACAGGCTACTTCAATTACAAATTTAAACTCTGCAACTGCAAGTTTAATGATTGAAACGGCTAATTTAGAAACATTTAGTTCTTCGGCATTAACTAGACTAGATAATTTAGAAGGTAAAGATATCTCAATCACTTTAACAGGTGATGTGACTGGTGCAGGAACTATTACTAATTTAGCAAACGTCTCATTTGCAACTACAATAGCTGCAAATTCAGTAGCATTAGGAACTGATACAACTGGCGATTATGTAGCAACTATGACGGCAGGTAGTGGTATCACAGTAGGTACTGCAACCGGTGAAGGTTCAACTCCTGTTATTACAAACACAGGTGTAACTTCAAACGTTGCAGGAACAGGTATTTCAGTAAGTGGAGCAACCGGAGCAGTAACAATTACAAATAGTGGTGTTACTTCGGCAGTAGCTGGAACAGGTGTAGGTGTAAGTGGAGCAACCGGAGCAGTAACATTCTCAATTGGTCAAGCAGTAGCAACTTCATCAAATGTTCAATTTAACTCATTGGGCATTGGAATGGCAGCATCAGCAACTGCAGGTAGAATTGATGCAACAAATGATGTAGTAGCATTCTCATCTTCAGATATTCGTTTCAAAGAAAATATCGTTCCAATTGAAAACGCATTGGATAAGATTTCTAAGATTAGTGGTAACACTTATGATTGGAAAGCTGAAAATAAAATTGAGCACGGATACGAAGGAAACGATGTGGGTGTAATTGCACAAGAAATTGAAGCAGTATTACCTCAATTAGTTCAAACAAGAGAAAATGGTTTCAAAGCAGTTAAATACGACAAATTAGTAGCATTATTAATTGAAGGTATCAAAGAACAACAAACACAAATAGAAAAATTAAGAATGGATTTAGATAATTACGAATGTAAATGCGATAATTGCAAATCTAAATAATATTCAAAAGGTTTATAATAAATGTACGATATATACTACACTACCGCAGGAGGACCCTGGTTCAATAGCGGAGCAGATATATGGGTAACAAATTGGATAAAAGAAGTGGCACCTCATTTAGAAGTGAAGCCACTTCTTCTATTCCATAGACATAAACCCACAAATTACGAAGAATTTCCAATTGATATCGACCATATTTGGGAAACATCCGAAGATAAAATTATTGAAATATTAGAAGGTGCAAGAAGGATACATATTTTACATGGGCATTATACTCCAACCAGAGCTATTCATCAAAATTTGGAAAAAATTGATTCAATCGTTTTCCATAATTTAACTAAAGTGTCTTTAATGGCACAGCAAGGTAAAGATGAATACTTACATTGGTATGGAAATTGGGAATATGAATCAGAAATGATTGATAAAATTAAAAATAAAGTTTGGGTAGGGTTATATCATTTTCCATATGAAACGGAAAATTTACACCACATTCCAAATTCTTATACTTTTAAAATAAATAATGAGTTATCTACTTCTACTGAATTAGGATACGCAGCAAGAGTTGAAGGTAGAAAAAATGTTGAATATATGGATGGATTAGGTGGATTCATTTCAACCAATTCAGAAACATTCAACAAATATTATAAAAAGAAATATGGATACAAATTTGAAAAATCAAAAGTTTACAAATTTGATTATAAACATAAAGAAAGGTTCTATGGACTTGATTGGGGAATCTCTCATTCTTGTTTTGAGTATGAACCATTTGGATATGGAATTTTTGAAGCAGTGGATTGGGGAAAGCTTCCAATACTACATGAAAAATGGCACGTACCACTTGATTATAAATACAAAGCGAGTGATGCGATATCGTTTAGAGAGACCTACGAAAAAATATGTGAGGATGATTATGAAACCCGTAAAACGGAATTCCAAAAACTTAAAAATTGGATGATTAAAAACTTTTCAAACAAAGATGATTGGAAAGAAAAACTTTTAGATATTTATAACGGAGAATAACACTTTATACAATGGCAAAAACAAATTTATCGTTAGGTAATTTATACAGAGCAACAGTAGGTTCAACAAGAACTACACAAGCTTCATCATTAAACGCAAGAAACGCATCAGCAGGAACGCAAGTTTCTCTTGGTTCATTTGCAATTGATTCGGTCACACCAAATTTGCCAACTTATACATATATTGTAGAAAGTACAACCGAAACAGCAACCTTCTCATTTGGCTCAGCAGGAGCAGTGCATGGGACTAGAGTTGGGAGTGTAGCAGCAAATTACGCAGTAACATTTGGTAACGCAAACTTTACGGTAGGTACTGCAACATTAGGAGCATCACCATCGTTTCCAATCACACCAGCATCAATAGCAGCAGCAAATTATTCGGAAGCATCTTCTGTATTAAGTATGACTTATGCAGATGGATATAATACAGCAGCAACCGGATATAATACCACAACTACAAAAACATTATACGCAGTAGATGTTTATAATACAATCAACGAACCTGATTTTTGTTTATTATTTGGTACACAAATAGAATTAGCAAATGGTACAATGGTTAATGTTGAAGATTTGAATGTTGGTGATGAAATTAAATCTTGGGTTCCAGCCGGATTACCAGATGAAACGCAAGACCCGGAGAGTGACCAAGTTGAATGGAGATTCTATCATTCAGAAACTTTATCAGGTTCAGCACAAAACGTTGTAGTATCAGATATTACATTTAATTTCGCAGGAGCATACTATTCATTAAATAATGGAGTAATTGATGCTACCGAAACTCACCCTCTATATGTGTGGGATAATGAAATAGGAAAATATAAATTTAAAATTGTTGGAGATATTCTTCCAGGAGATAGATTAATTAAAGCTGATGGAAGTGAAGAAGAAATCTATGATGTAGCAATTGTTAGAGAAGATGTGGAAATTGCAACTGTTAATGTGGAAAATGCCGATGTTTATATTTCAAATGGCGTAATATCGCATAACAAAGGTACAGTAAGTCAACCATATATTCCATCTGCAGGATTAAGAATGTATGTTGACCCATCAAAAGCATCATCTACAAATGGTACTGCTACAACTGATTGGTTGGATTTGAGTGGATATGGTACAGGTCTTAGACCAGCAGGACAGGGAGCATCAGCAAGTATTACAGGTGGTAACCCATCATATAACAATGGAGTAGGTAGAAAAGAAAAATCTTGGAGTGCAAATGGTACAAATCAATTCTGGTTTAAAGATATTACTACAAATATCAATGGTGGTATTTCTCAATTCAATACTAACACCGGAACTATTCATATGTGGATAAGACCTACTACAACATTAGGTACAACTACAAGACACATTTTTGACTACGCAGGTTTTTATGGTTTAGCAATTGAATCAACTAATAGTTCTACTTTAAATAGAGTAAAATTTTATGGTAGTTCATTAGGAAATAGTGGACAATTAACGACTTCATTATCATCAAACGTTTGGTATATGATTTCAGCAACATTTCAACCATCTGGAACTGTAACGGTTTATGTAGATAAAACATCGGTAGGAACATTTACCGCAAATGCATTTTCGGCACCGGCATCTACTAACCATTTAACAGTTGGTAGTAATAGTGCAAGAACAACATTTTGGAACGGACAAATTGGACCAGTATTATTTTATAGTACATTACAATCAGCAGCATCAGTAGGACAAGTATATGACCATTTCTCTCCAACATACAAATAACATTAATTTGTTGTTTTGAAATAAAAGATTATATTTATAGTAGACATTAAAAATTAAATAAAAGCACAAAATGGCAGAAAAAATAGTATCACCGGGCGTATTTACAAAAGAAAACGACTTATCATTCTTACAACAGGGTGTAGCTGAAATCGGTGCAGCATTCATAGGACCTTTTAAGGAAGGCCCTTTAACTCCTACAATCGTTAACTCACAATCTGAATTCGAAACTCTATTTGGAGCGGTTGATGATACATATTATACTCCTTTGGCAGTACAATCTTATTTAAGAGAAGCTGGAAGCGCTACAATTTGTAGAGTAGCTGGTATTGATGGTTATACCGAAACCGCTCCTTTATTATTAACAGCAACTTCAGGTTCAGTATCAGCATCTTTGGGTATTCTTTTTAATACCGCAGTAGGTGCAAATGGCGGATTCGTTGGTGAAACATTAACAGATTTAGATGGTGGAGGTGATTTTAATTTATCAACTTTAGGTTCAGCATCTTTAGATGTAACTGATATAAATGATATTGAAGCAGTATTTGGAACATCGCCATTTGGAAGTAAAGAAGCTTATTCATATGGTTTCTTCAAAAATACATCTATAAATTTTGTATCAGCAACTTCTGCAAGTGTAACGGTATTGGGTAACCAATTATTTACATTTGATGCGCAAGAAGCATTAACACCAACAATCAAATCACAAACTATTAGTGGTCAAAGATATGACCTTTTCCAATTTGAAACATTAGGAGCAGGTAATTCAGCAAATACAAAAGTTAAAATTGGTATTACAAATATTAAAGCAGCTGGTTCTGTAAATGGTACTGATTATGGTACATTCACTGTTGTTGTTAGAGATTTTGCTGATACAAATAAGAAAAAGAACGTATTAGAAACTTATTCGAATGTAAACTTAGACCCTAATTCTCCGAACTACATTAGTAGAGTAATTGGTGATAGAAAATTATCTATCAACTCTGAAGGTAAAATTAGTGAAAGTGGTGACTGGGTTAATAATTCAAAATATATTAGAATTCAGTACTTAAATACATCGGCTCCCGTACAAGCAGTACCATTCGGACATGCTAAGTATTCTTTACCAGTTTCTGCATCAGCAGCTATTGGAGCATTAATTCCATCAGTAACATTTATAACCGCATCGGCAACACAATATGGTGGTATTGATTTGGATAACAATACTGATAACGCAATCTACTTAAAACCAATTCCAACAGGAGCAGGTGTGGGTTCTAATTCAGTATTTGGATTGGATGCAGCAAATGGTGGTACATTATCAGTAGGTTCTTCTTTAGCACAATTCGTTGTAGCATTCCAAGAAGGGTTTGATGGTAAATCACCAGCAACACCAATTTATAAAGGTTCTGATATTGTATCAGGAAACTCACAAGGTTTTGATTTAACAACCTCATTATCTTCAGGTTCGGTAGCATACGCTAAACACATCGCAGCATTATCTAATGCAGATGAATTTGATATCAATATGGTTGTAACTCCAGGTGTTATTAGAAGATTACATACTTCAGTAGTAACTTCGGTATTAGATATGGTTGAAGAAAGAAATGATTGTTTCTATATTATGGATTCAACAGCAGTAAATGATGCAGTATCATTGGTAACTACACAGGCAGGCGATGTTGATTCAAATATGGCAGCAACTTACTATCCTTGGATTAAAACAATTGATGTTAACACAAACAAATTAATTTCAGTTCCACCTTCAGTATTATTACCTGGCGTATTCGCAGCAAACGATAGAGTAGCAGCAGAATGGTTCGCACCAGCCGGTTTGAATAGAGGTGGATTAATAGGAGCAGTTAGTGTATTGAATAGATTAACACAATCTGAAAAAGATACATTATATGAAGCTAAAGTAAATCCAATTGTACAATTTCCTGGACAAGGTATTGTAGTATTCGGACAAAAAACTTTACAAGATAAACCATCTGCATTAGATAGAATCAACGTAAGAAGATTATTATTGACTGTAAGAAAGTATATCGCATCTACATCTCGTTATTTAGTGTTCGAACAAAACACATCAACAACAAGAAATAGATTCTTAAATATCGTTAACCCTTATTTAGAATCAATCCAACAAAGACAAGGTTTGTACGCATTCCGTGTTGTAATGGATGATACTAATAACACACCAGATGTAATTGATAGAAACATTATGAAAGGGGCTATCTACTTAAAACCAACTAAGACAGCTGAATTTATTCAAATTGATTTCAACATCTTACCAACTGGCGCCGCTTTTAACGGATAATTTAAAAAATAGATATTTATATAAAGAAACAATTAAATAGAGAAAAAAATGCCAGAAGTATTAGAGTTTGATAAAATGTTCTATACCAACTTTGAACCAAAGTTAGGTAATAGATTTATAATGGAAATTGATGGGATACAATCGTATATGATTAAAACCGCTAGTAGACCAACTTTCACTTCGGAAGTAGTTGAATTAGACCATATCAATATAAAAAGAAAAATTAAAGGAAAATCAACTTGGGATGATGTAACTATCTCTCTTTATGACCCAATTGTACCATCAGGTGCACAGCAAGTTATGGAGTGGATTAGAAGTTCACACGAATCCCTAACAGGTAGAGATGGATACGCAGCTTTCTATAAGAAAGATATTACATTCTATCTATTAGGACCAGTAGGTGATAAAATTGAACAATGGACTCTTAAAGGAGCATTTATTTTATCAGCAAACTTTGGTGAGTTAGATTGGTCATCAAACGACCCATTAATGATTGAATTAACATTATCATATGATTACGCAATCCTTGAGTACTAATTTTT